CAAAGCACAGCTTTTAGCAGAGGCACAGCAGCTAACGGGTATGGAGAATCCAAACAGCCCGGCACAGATTAAGGAGTATATCAAGAATACTACGGGCTTTACCGTAGAGACCTTGAATAAAGGAAACCTTGATACCTTAGACGAAAAGCTGATCTATTGGCCGAAAGCCCAGAGGGTGATAGCCATACGTAGGGAAATGGGTAAGACCTCAAATAAGAAGTATGAGGCTATGCAGAAATGCGTTTGCAAGGATGGCAGAATACACGGGCTTTTGCAGTTTTGCGGTGCAGCCCGTACAGGCCGATGGGCGGGCCGTCTGGTGCAGGTGCAGAACCTACCACAAAACCACCTGGTATCGTTAGACTTTGCCCGTAGCCTGGTACGTCAGGGTGACTTAGACGAATTTGAAATGAATTACGCCAACGTTACCCAGGTACTTAGCGAACTGATCCGTACGGCTTTTGTTGCGGAGCCTGGTAAGACATTCCACGTTTGCGACTTTTCCGCTATCGAGTGTCGCGTTATTGCCTGGCTTGCATCCGAGGATTGGGTATTGGAGGTTTTCAGGTCAAACGGTGACATCTATTGTGCCAACGCATCTAAGATGTTCAAAGTACCTGTAGAGAAGCACGGCCAAAACGCGCAGCTACGACAAAAAGGTAAGATCGCTACCCTGGCTTTGGGCTATGGCGGTGGTGTATCAGCTTTGGAGGCTATGGGCGGTAGCAAGTTAGGGTTAACCGAAGATGAAGAAAAGGAGATCGTTAAACTTTGGCGTGACAGCAACCCGCGTATAGTAAGAATGTGGGCCGTCATTGAGAAAGCCGCTATTACAGCCATCAAAACAGGCGAAAGCGTAACGGTGTACCGTAATATCGTAATCGGTAAACGTTGGGGTATGCTGACTATTACGCTACCATCAGGGCGTACTATCTGTTATCCCCGTGCAGAGGTTCAAACAGAGTATAACGACGGTTGGAGAGGCGACCACGATATTATAGAGTATGAGGGCCTAAACCAGACTACAAAGAAATGGGGTAAGGTTAGAACGTATGGCGGTAAACTGACAGAGAACATAGTACAGGCCGTAGCCCGCGACATATTGGGCATTGTCATACTACGTGCAAAGGCAGAGGGGCTTAATATCGTTTTCCACATACACGATGAAATCATAGTAGAGGCTACACCCGATCAGACGTTAGCAGACGTTGAGGCTTTGTTTAGCAAGCCGATTGATTGGTGCAGAGACCTACCACTAAAGGGAGCCGGATATACCACACCGTACTATCTGAAAGACTAAAAACGCCTACACGAGCATATAAGTAAGTAAGCCGATAGATTACACCCCGAAGCCCTAAAAACCGCTTAGAATTGACATTTAACAAAATATTAACAATTAAGGTATGAAATCAGAAGAAATTGAAAAGCAAATGCAGCAGTTGACAGCCGAAATTGAGCGTTTGAGGCTCAAAAGATCGGATTTGCTTGTTAAGTTCAGAGACGCGAAACAGGCAGAGTTTGAGCAACAGCACAACATCAAAAGTGGTGATCAGGTCACTACCAAAAATGGTACACCTCTTTACTATGACAAATTCGGAATTGATTGTTACGGCAATGTAGTCGTATTCTGCCACCCGGTCAAGAAAGACGGCACGGCAAGCGGATCAATCAGACATTACAACGTATCGGACTTTTAAGGATATGGCAAACGTAGAAGAAAACAACCAGGCTAACAAGGTTACAGAGAGCCGCGAAAAAATCATGTGGGTAGCATCCCCATATACGGCTATTAGTGCCTGGTTACAATACAGATTTTAAGCACTATTTATAAACATCAAAACGTATGAAGATTATGAGCGAAAAAAGCAGCTTAAAGATGCAGTTACTACAGCAGATGGGTAACGACATCGAAAAGGCAAAAGCCGCCTATCAGTGGCTTTGCGAAGATCGGGAAGATGTGCCCCAGGTTAGCGCAGTTACAGAAAGTAAGCCCGATGGTATCTACCTGATATTTGAGAGTGGTAAAGCACTACCTTTCGATCCTGATAAGGGCGTAGAAAGCGACCAGGTAGAAAACGACGGCCCCGTTAAGTATATCGGTATCAAGTGGGGTAGCCGCACCCTGGCAGTGGCTTTGCACGATCAGGCAAATAGCGAAGATATTACCCTGACAGCCAAAAAGGATGAAACAGCCTACGACGGCTACATAGACAACTATCTGGATGCAGTAGCCGATTGGGACGGTAAGGCCAATACCGAACACCTAAAACAGATCGGGCTAAACAAGGATATTACATTATCTGATAACGAGTACATACCCGCTTTGGGTGAAATGCTTTTTGTATTCCTGAATCGTAAGGCCGTTAACCAGGCTTTAGAGGCCGTAGGCGGTACGCCTATTGATGGCATTTGGTATTGGACTTCTACAGAGTACAGCGCGACGTACGCCTGGCATCTGCGCCTCAGCAGCGGCTACGTCAACAACATCACTAAGGCAAGTGGCACGATCAGAGTTCGCGCGGTTTCAGCATTTCAACTTTAATCTTTACACTTGATACTTTAACCTTTGCCCGGCGAAAGCCGGGCCATAATAAGGACAACAAGATATGAAGATAGTTAAGAGCAACAGAAAAGCCCGAATAACAGAGCAAGAGGTTAACACGGCTTTGTACGTTTCAAGTGATGGCGATAATAACTATTATTACTATCAGCCGTACAAGGATTTGCCGATACTCTACGAGATAGCCGTACAGGTACGTATCTTAGGTTTCTGGTTTACTATCTGGAGTGCAAGCGTAGAAATTTCAGACGGTGACGGCAGGGCTATAATTCAGAAAAGAGCAAGTGAAATAATAGAATTATTGGAGGGTATATTATGAACGACGAAACAAAGAAACGCCCTGTTTGGGTGCAGTTGGAATTATTCCCCGAAATGAAAACCCCACAGGGAGGGGGATCAGTCAGTAACCAACAAAACAGATAAAGCCAAATGAAAGCGAAACTTTGCCGTACTTGCATATCCTACAATCCTGATGATGAAACACCAGGCTTTGGGACTTGTGGGTTATCAGATTGCCAGGTATGCGAGTACGCGCAGGGTTGTATAGATTGGCGGTATCATAAAATTTGGAGGCCCTGACAATGGATAAGAAACAGCAGCTATACGGAGTTACGGCAATTAACCGATTATCGCACAAACGCGAAATCATTTCTAATGCAGCCGACTTTGAGACTACAGAACGGAAGCGTAGGAACCTGTTAAAGACCAGGCCGGAGAAACGCCCGTACATCTATCCCCTAACGGTCAAATATCCCAGACAACTTAATTTATTTACAAAGCAGTTAGACGTATGAAATTCAGTATAAGCAAAAACAGATTATTAGGTGTGTTGTTACACCTGAAAAACGCCGTACCATCCTGGAAAACGGCTAATGGTAGTGCAGCAGGTTACGTTTGGCGCAGTTTCATTTTTGAGGCTAAAAACGATAACCTGGTTATTCAGGCTACAGACAGCGAAATTTTAATGAAAGAAGAAATGAGCCTGTTAGAGCCTGTAGAGGAAAACAAGACTTTTGCCGTTGACGCGACACAGCTTATTAAAGCCATCAAGACGCTTGACGATCAGCCGTTAGACTTTGAGGTTTTGGAGTACCAGGTAATAGTACACCACGAAACGGGGCATTTCGCTTTGCCACTTGCGCAGGGTATAGAGTGCTATTTTGATGGTAAGGGTATAGGCGTTGACTACAGAGAAGCAAAGTACCTGAATATTGAAGCCCCAGGGCTTAAATCTATCCTGGCGCGTTGCGCCTATGCAATGGCCGACGATTATTTACGCCCCGTAATGAATGGCGTATATCTGGATATGAAGAAAGAGGGCACTAATTTTGTAGCATCCGACGGCCATAAGCTAATCAAGATCAGCAAGCCGACTATAAAGGCCGGAAATGACAGCACGGGTTTAGTGATCCCTAAGAAAGTTGTTAATATCTTACTAAAGGTTTTGCCCGATACGGATTTTGTACAAATATGGTTTAATCCGTATGATCCTAATCTGGATAAAGAGGAATCAGAGAAACGGCCCGCGACAGCTTGCAAGATCGAGGTAAACGATATGAGTATAACGTTTAAGCCCATAGAGGGCAGATACCCGAACTATGAAAGCGTAATACCCGCCACGTACAACAGCACGCTTACGGTTGACCGAAAGGCACTAATTAAGTCCCTGGATCGTCTTAGCCTGTTTGCCAACAGCAATAGCGGGTTAATTACTATTTACCTGGAACCTGACAAAATGCAAATGCAGTCAGAAGATAAGGATTTTGAGCAGTCAGCAGTTGATACGATACCCTGTAAGTATGATGGGGGTAAGTTACGCTTTGGCATGAAAGACCACAGCCTGTTACAGACTTTGCGTAATTTCAACGTCCCCGATGTAGTATTTAAACTGATCGACCAAAATAAGGCTATTATCATAGGCCCGACGATCCAACCAGAGAGCGAAGAGATAACGGCTTTACTAATGCCGATGTTAATTAATGACTAATCCCTGTATAGCATGAAAGTACCTGTACCAACTTTAGAAGATTTCCCGACAGACCGCGCTAATTGTGGTAATTGTACCAGGAAAGCCGGAGATTGCCCACGAAGCAAGAATAACAAGCAACAGCATAACGGATTGCTTTACGGCTTTGGTAAGGAGGTAACAGGTATCATATACAGATGCCCTAATTATACAGGCCCATTTAAGAAATAGCTATGATGGTTATAGGATTAATAGCAGTAGATAGTAAATACCCGAACCTGGCACTTATGAAACTTAGTGCGTACCACAAGGCAAAGGGTGATTTGGTGGAATGGTACACCCCATTTCAGCACTACGACATAGTGTATATGGCAAAGGTATTTACTTTCACGCCTGACTATTACCAAGTGATCGCCAACGCTGACAAAGTGGAAAAAGGCGGTACAGGCTACGACATACGTAAGACTTTGCCCCAGGAGATAGACAGCCTACAGCCCGATTACAGCATTTATAATATTTCGCCCGATCTGGCTTACGGTTTCCTAACAAGAGGATGCCCGAATAAATGCAAATGGTGTGTAGTACCACAGAAAGAGGGAGCGATAAGGCCCTATATGGATATTGAGGAAATAGCAAAGGGTAAAAGAAAAGCTATCCTGATGGATAACAACGTTATTGCATCCGACTACGGCCTACAGCAAATAGAAAAGATCGTAAAGATGGGGTTACGCGTTGACTTTAACCAGGCTTTAGATGCCCGGTTAGTAACCGACGAAATAGCCGCTTTATTAGCAAAGGTACATTGGATTAGGTACGTGCGCTTTGGGTGTGATACGACAGCCCAGATAGCCCACGTTGAGAAAGCAGCAAGCCTAATGAACAAACACGGCTACAAAGGCGAATATTTCCTATACTGCATACTTATGGATTTCCAAGAATCCTACAGCCGCGTTAACCATTGGAGAGGCGAAGAGTATAAGCGGTTTAAACCGTACGCCCAACCATACAGGCCGCTTGATAAACGGGGGGGACGTACCAAATACCGCTTTGGCAGCAAGATTTAGCGCATTGGGTAAACCAAAGGGCGTTATACAACACTTGCGAGTTTGCAGATATGAAACTGCGTAAAGGCTTTGACACCAGACAATATTTTGAAATGAAATAAAAACGTATCATTATGGCAAAACAAGAATTTACAAAGACGATCCGGCAGACCATGACAGCGGGATTTCTAAAAATCCTGATTAACCGGCTTGCGGATGAAGAAAACCCGTTTGATATGAAAGTACGTAGGATTGATCGCGGAGTTTGGGAAGTTGACGTATTAACGACGGATCAGAGTTATGATTACTTTTGTAAACTAATAGGCGACCTGTTAAAACGGTAAGCGTATGAAACTAAAACATGATTTCACGTTGGATATAGCGACAGCCCACAGCCGACTATCTAAGAAGTGGAAAAACAAGAAATGGCAGTGGAGCGAGTTAGTAGCCAGATGCAGCGAAACTAAGCGTACGGGCGAAAGCGTCAGCGAGTATATGAAAATGACCCGCGAGGAACAAAGCGACATCAAAGATGTTGGCGGTTTTGTAGGCGGTTATCTTTCAGGCGGTACGCGTAAGACGGCTAACGTTATGTGGCGCAGTGTGGCGACGCTTGATATTGACTACGGCACGCTGAATGTGTGGGATGATTTCACTATGCAGTTTGACTTTGCGGCCATGCTATACAGCACGCATAAGCATACAGCAGAGAAACCGCGTTATCGCCTGGTATTCCCATTGAGCCGTAACGTTAAGCCTAACGAGTATGAGCCGCTTTGCAGAAAGATTGCTGATGCCGTAGGTATTGACCTGTTCGACATTACGACGTATCAGTTACCGCGCCTGTTCTATTGGCCGTCAACGTCTAAGGATGGTGACTACGTATTTGAATACCAGGACGGCCCCGCTTGCGACGTAGATAAGGTACTGAAAAGCTACGTTAACTATGCGGACGTATCAGAGTGGCCCGTATCAGCCAGAGAGGGCGACGTGATAGCCCACGAAATACGTAAGGCGGGTGATCCTTTGGAAAAGCCCGGATTGATAGGCGCGTTTTGCCGTGCATATACTATCGAGGACGTTATAGACACATTCCTACAGGATGCCTACGAAAAGACGGCCACAGATGGACGCTATACCTATAAGTTAGGTAGTGTAGCCGGGGGCCTGGTATGCTATGAGGGTAAATTTGCCTACAGCCACCATGAGACAGACCCGGCAAGTAAGCAGCTTTGCAACGCTTTCGACCTTTGCCGTATTCACCTGTTTGGCATACATGATGAGGGAACCAGGCAAACGGATATTACCAAATTGCCGTCGTACCTGAAAATGCAGGATTTCGCGGCCAAAGATAAGAACGTACGCGTATTGCTCACTAAGGAGAGACGCGCCGACGTTGAGGCTGATTTTGAGGGTGTGGATTTCACGGATGCCGGGGATAGCGCAGCTACAGAAACCAATATGGATTGGATGGCCGATTTAGAGTACGACAGAAAAGGTGCTATCAAATCGACGCTGAAAAACATTATCTGTATTCTGGAAAACGACCCGATGTTAGCAGGGCACTTGTGGCACGATCTGTTTAGCGGCTTTGACCTGGTGAAAAACGGCTTACCCTGGGATCGTAAGGCGAATCAGTGGGGAAACCGCGACGATGCCAATTTACGCGTTTATCTGGAAGAGAACTACGGAGTAACGGGTAAGGATAAAATCAAGGATGCAAAGGACGCGGTATTTACCCGCCACAGAATACACCCGATACGCGAGTATCTTAACGGCCTGGTGTGGGATGGTGTACCACGACTTGAAACTATGATGGTTGACTATCTGGGTGTAGAAGATACCAGGCTAAACCGTGCAATGACGCGTAAGCATTTCGTTGCAGCCGTAGCCCGCGTTATGCAGCCGGGTTGTAAGTATGACTATTGCCTGATCGTAACAGGTGCAGAGGGAATAGGTAAAAGTACCCTGTTTGCTGTTATGGGTGGTGAGTGGTTTAACGACAGCCTGGTAACGATGGAGGGTAAAAGCGGTATGGAACAGGCACGCGGTGGATGGGTTATAGAGTTGCCCGAATTGGGCAGTATCAAGCGATCCGACGTTGAGCAGGTAAAAGCCTATATCAGCCGTCAGGATGATACATACAGACCCGCTTACGGTACGGTGACGGAAAAGCACCCGCGCCAATGCGTATTTTGTGGAACCACCAACGAAACGTACTTTTTGAAAGGCGACACGGGAAACCGTCGTTTCTGGGTGATGGCTGCAAATCCTGATCTACGTAAGCATGAGAACGTTAAAGCAGACCTGACAGCAGAACGCGATCAGCTTTGGGCAGAAGCCGTAGAGTATTGGCGAAGAGGTGAAAAGCTATACCTACCCGCAGACCTGGAAAGGGAGGCCAGAAAGAAGCAAGCCGATTATAACGACGAAGCCGACGACCCGATAAAAGATATGCTTATAGCATATCTTGACACTAAGTTACCGCCAGATTGGGCTACCTGGGACTTAGCAAGGCGTAAAGCCTGGTTTAAGAATCCCGACCCGTTGGACGCGGAGGCTACAGACACCAGAGAGCGTTTTTGTGTTGCAGAGTTCCTTTGTGAGCGTCTGGGTAAGGACATGAGCGATAAGGACTATAAGTATATGGCACGTAGGGTTGGACGTATCATAGATGATTTGCCCGATTGGGAGCGTATCAGTACGACTAAGCACGCTATAGCCCTGTACGGAATCCAAAAAGGGTTTAGGAGAAAGGTAATTTTAGACGAAGATGATGCAGATATTTAAGTAGAAAATTGGTAAACCAAAGGTAAACCAAACGGGCCAAAAAGGTAAACCGAGTAAACCAAGCTACATTTTTTAACAATTAGCGAGGTAAACCAAGTAAACCAAAGGTAAACCAAATAAAACCGTTTTAGTTTACCGCAAAACCCCGATAAATAAAGGGTTTGCAGCAATGGTAAACCAAGTAAACCAAAATTTTAGTAAAAATGTATAAGAATAAAAATACATATAAAAATAGTAGTAAACGGAGAACCAACGCGTACGCGTACGCGAGACTTCTAAACGTTATCGCACGAAATGTTACCCGCGTACGCGCGAGGAATTGGTTTACCGACTAAAAAGTAGTGGATATGAAAAAGCAAGTAGAAAACATAGTTAGACATTCCGAGGTATCGGAAAAAGCTATAGAGGCATATTTGGTTAAGCGGTGCAAAGAAAGTGGTTTGCTATGCCTGAAATATTCCAATGCGAATACGACGGGCTACCCTGATAGATTAGTTTGTCTGCCACATTGTAACGTTGTATGGGTTGAATTGAAAAGCAAGGGCAAGAAGCCAACGAAGCTACAGGAGATCAGACACCAGGAGTTAAGAGACCTGGATCATAAAGTTTGGGTTATCAGCAGTAAGCCGGAAGTTGACGAACTGATAGGTTATATAGAGAGTATAGCACAATTACGTTTCGAGATAGACGGTATAAAGGCTAGAGAGTATTTAGAATCAGCGGACTTACGTATAAAGAAACAGAGCGTATGAAATTCAGACCTTACGAATATCAGCAGACAGCGATCAAGTGGATAATAGATAATCCACGTTGCGGCTTATTCCTGGATATGGGATTGGGTAAGACGGTTAGCACCCTGACAGCGATACAACAGCTTATGGATGATTGCGAGATTAGCCGTACCCTGGTAGTAGCCCCGAAGAAAGTAGCCGAAACCACCTGGACTACAGAGGCCCAAAAGTGGGATCATCTAAAGAGCCTGAAAGTAGCAAAGGTGATGGGCACAGAGAAGCAGCGTAAATTGGCCCTGGCAGAAAAGGCAGATGTTTACGTGATCGGACGCGACAGCTTTGTTTGGCTTGTAGGTATCTTTGGCGGTATGCTACCGTTTGACGTATTGGTTATAGACGAGCTAACGAGTTTCAAAAGTTCAAAGAGTAATCGGTTTAAGGCTATGCGTATGGCTACGCCTACAGCCAAACGGGTTATCGGACTGACAGGAACCCCGGCACCAAACGGCCTGATTGATCTTTGGGCACAGATGTATTGTATTGATATGGGCGAGAGGTTAGGCAAATCGGTTACTAAGTATCGTGAAACCTATTTTGAAACCCACAAGTGGAATAATATAATAGTGCGTTGCAACGTTAAGAAAGGCTACGACGAAGTGATACGTAAGAAGATTGCAGATATATGTTTGTCGATGCAAGCTAAAGACTACCTGCAATTACCAGACCTGATTAACCACACTATCAAGGTGCAGTTATCTACGGCCACCATGCAAGCCTACACCAAGTTTGAGCGTGAAAAGGTATTGCAGTTTCAGGACGAACACCAGGGAGAGACGGCAAACGTATTGGCACAGAGCGCAGCAGGTTTGATGAATAAGTTAAGTCAGTTTGCTAACGGCGCGATCTACGACGAAGATAGAAACGTACATAACGTACATGATGAAAAGTTAGACCGCCTGGCAGAGATCATAGAAGCGGCCAACGGTAGCAGCGTTTTGGTATTCTATCAGTATAAGCACGACGCGGCCAGGATTGCCGAGAAGTTCAAAGGCTACCGCGTGAAAGTCTATACAGACGAAAAGCAACTGATAGAGTGGAACGCCGGACAGGTTGATATACTATTGGCGCATCCGGCATCTACGGCCTTTGGCCTCAATATGCAAGACGGCGGGCATTACATAGTCTGGTTTGGTACAGGTTGGAACCTGGAACTATACCAGCAGGCCAACGCCCGTTTACACCGTCAGGGACAGCAGTACCCGGTACAGGTGTACAACCTGGTTTGCAGCGGAACCGTTGACGAAAGAGCCGTAACAGCTTTGGAGAATAAGAAAGGCGTACAGCAAGGTTTGTTAGATAGTCTTAACTACCTGATACGTAAGCATAGTGACTTAAAATAAAAAACAAATAGAGATATGGCAAAGGACAAAGAGTATAATAAGCTGATCCACAAAAACAAGTGGTTGAAGTTACGAAAGGCGAAGCTATCAAGTAACCCGATATGCGAGAGGTGTAAAGAGAAACCCGCCACAGAGGTACACCACATCAAGCCCGTTGAAGATGGCATAGGCATTGAACGATACAGGTTAATGTACGATCCCCACAACCTGAAATCACTTTGCCACGATTGCCACATATTGACACATACGGAAATGGGACGTAGTGGCAAGGCCCATGCAAAGAGGAAAGCGAAAGAACAGCTAAAGGACTTTCGAGAAAAGTTTTTACTTTTACAAATTTTTGCACAAATGTTAATAGGGGCGGGCACTTTTTAACAGACGGGAGTAGGGGTTAAACCTCGCCCAAACCTCTCTTCATGCGAGAGTGATTTTTTGAGGCTGTGGGGGTTAATGCCCTTTAACAATTCCCATATTTGCCGATTTTTGAATACTAAAGATATATACGATATGAATTACGACGATGCTTTTGATTTAAGTTCTTTCGGTAAGACGGATGTTAAGCCGGAGCCGGATAGTCAGGTAGTGCCAGATGATAACGACGGCCTGGTTAATGCAGCCGTAGCGAAACGGGCGCACAGACGTACTAAGGAATGTACCGAATTGTCCCAACGTTATGAGTACAGACGCGCATTTAGCGAAGTAAAGATGTTGGAGGCAATGCGGTATGTCAAGTTGGAAAACGGCGTTACCTACAATTTCATTACGGCGGGCGACGTTGACAGCCTAACGTATCTGAAAGTAGTTTTGAATCAGTACGATTTAGACTATTGCCTGTTATCTACCTGGTGCATGGCAGCAGAGGATATTTTACAGGTGCAGCAGTGGTACGATGCAGGGCGCATTAAGAAACTTGATATGTACTTAGGCGAGATATTCCCAGGATCGTATAAAATCGAATGGCAGATGGTTAAGAAATTCTATGCAGAACGCCCGGAAGCCGGACGTGCCGCAGTATTCAAGAATCACAGCAAGATATATGCGGGCTGCAATGAGGCCGATAATTTCTATTTCGGTATTCAAACGTCAGCCAATATAAATACGAATCCGCGAACCGAACAAGGCAGCATTATTGTAGATCGCGGTTTGTATGAGTTTTATAAGGAGTATTTCGACGGTATAAACAGCTTTGAAAAATGATACAGGACAAGGAGCAAAAGAAAAAGGAGATCGTAGCCGAGATCATAAGGCAGAAAGGCTTTAAGGGAGTGGCTTGTACTGCAATCGGTTTGAATCCCCGTACGTTCAGGCAATGGATGGCAGAGGACGCGGAATTTAGACAGGCCGTTGATGATGCCGTAGATATTTCCAAAGAGTACAGGGACGAAGTAGCGGAAAAGGCTTTGTTTGATCTGGTAGAGGCAAAGGACACTACAGCCGTGATCTTTTATAACAAGACCCGTAATAAGCACAAGGGTTATACAGAAAGGATCATGCCGCAGCAGCCCAAAGAAGAGCCGAAGCCGGAAACGCCCGCTTTGTCAGGCCAGACAGCAGACGAAGAAACGGCGAAGCGTATTAAGGCAAAGATCAGCGGTAAAAAAGCCTACCTGGTTAAGTTGCTCAAAGAGCAGGGCAAATATACGGCTGAATTGTCGATACAGGCCACCGTCACAGCGCAGCTATTGGTACGTACTGAAATCCTGGCAGAAGAGATTTTGGCAGACGGCCACGATGCCATTAACGTAGAAGTTTCCAGGGAGGGTAACGAGCGTAAGAGTATCAGCCCAAAGGAAAAGCTATATTTGGACTTTGTAGAGAAGAGCCAGAGGGCGTTAAGGGCTTTGGGTATGAATACCGATAGCAAAGACCGTAAGACAGACGGCGACGATTTTAAAAAGTTCATGGAGGAATTTAACGACGATAGCAACGATTAAAATATAGCAAAATGGAATTAGAGAAAATCAAAATGTATTCAATCCGGGCGCATGAGATAGCAACGGCGCACGGTTTCCACGATGAGAAGAAAAGCGATGCCCATTGGCTTTGCCTGGTTGTCAGCGAGGTTATGGAAGCGGTAGAGGCAGACCGTAAGGATTACAGGGCCGATATGATAGGCTTTATACAAAATACCTGGCTGCATCCAGACTTTGCAGAGCGTTACGAAGCCTACATAAAGGGCAGTGTTGAAGAGGAATTGGCAGACGCGGTAATACGTATCTTTGATCTGATCGGTGAGAAGTACCCCGATATGCGGTTAGGTGATGGTTTTTGGCCGAAGCCGGAACCCGATAAGTTGTTTACTGAAAAAGCCTACGATCTGATATACGGTATATTAGGCCCTGACAGAATACAGCTAATAGATAGTATCAGCTATATTGAGGAATGGGCCAGACAAATAGGCTTTGATATTGAGTGGCATATTAAACGTAAGATGGAATTTAACGCGCAGCGTCAGAGACTACACGGCAAAAAGTATTAAGCTATGACCCAGGAAGAAAGGAGAAACGAAAGAGACTATAAGCAGCAGGTAGTAACGGAACTACAGGCAAACTTAGACGGTTATCTGGCTGATTACGCGTACGCACTTGAAGATACCGACAAACGGTTACGTCAGTACGTAATAGACGTAATCAGCAACCCGGACGATCACAACCTGTATGAGCATTTGAAGATACGTAGGTATTTCCAGATGCTTGATAGGTGGGAATGGAAAGCAAAGCGGGTGCAGAAGAAAATACGTTTGTATGAGAAACTAAGGTTTAGCGGTACGACGGGGCGGCAGCGTTACAAGTTGACCCCGGTACAGGTATTCCAATTCGCTAACATATTTGGCTTTGCCCGGCCTGATGGCCGTAGGCTGATCCGTATAGTGTATATCTTTGTGCCCCGTAAATTTAGTAAGACAACCTTTGCAGCGTTTTTGGCCGTTGACGATATGCTGTTTGGCGATTATAACGCAGAGGCTTACGTAGGGGCCAACTCTTACGATCAGGCGAAAAAATGCTTTAATGAGATACGTCTAATAATGTTTGACTTAGACCCGAAACAAAAGCATTTCAGGATTAACCGCGAAATGGTAGCTTTCAAGGATCGGGGCCGTGAGAGCCTGGCACAATGCCTAACGGCCAATGCCCAGACCAAAGACGGCTTGTTTGCATCCCTGGCAATACTTGACGAATACGCCCAGGCACGTAACACGGCCAACAAGAACGGCGCAGACCTAAAGAATGTACTTACTACGTCTATGGGGCCGCGTAAGAATCCGCTAACGGTGATTATCACTACGGCAAGCGACGTGATAGACGGGCCGTGCTATCAGGAGTTAGAGGGCGTGAAAAAGGTATTACGCGGTGAGGCTGAAAACGACGTTATGTTTGCCGATCTGTTTCTACCAGATGCCGACGATGAAGAGGGCGACCCAAGAACCTGGCGAAAGGTGCAGCCCCATTTGGGCATTACGGTGCAGCCGGACTACTACGAAATCGAGTGGCAGAACGCGCAGCTATCAGCCGAAAATATGTTGGCGTTTCGCACTAAGCTGTTGAACATCTTTACGGTCAATGAGATAAAGACCTGGTTTGGCTATCAAGATGCAAAGGCACTTACGGGTAACTTTGATATTGACGGCGTTAAGGGCCGTCCGGATTGCGCGGTAGCTTTCGACCTATCGGTGCATGATGATTTCAGCGCGGTAGCCTACACGATCTATGTACGCGAAAGCAAGCGTTTCTACAGCCACGTAGATTACTATTTCCCGGTAGGTGCTTTGAAAGGGCACCCCAACGAAAGGCTTTACCGATTGTGGCATGAGCAGGGGCACTTGAAATTCTGTAAGGGCCGTAAGATAGACGTAAGGCAGATAGCCAACGATATACAGGCACGATCTAAGGTGCTTAACATAATACGTATCGGCTACGACGGTTATAAGGCCCAGGATTTGGTTAACATACTACGCGCTATGGGTGGTGATAAGCAGTTGCAATCATACAGCCAGACTTACGGCAATTTCAATTTGCCCGTAGAATCGTTTGAAATGCTGGCGTATGATGATCCCCCACGTATAACGTTGAACGATAACCCTATTAACGTCTATTGCCTGACAAATTGCGTATTGGATGAAGATAACCTGGAGAATAAGAAACCGTTGAAGATTTCCCAATATCGTAAGATAGATGGTGTGATAGTCGTACTTATGACTTTGGGCCAACTCTACACCTTTGAACGGTAGGCAAAGAAAGTGGCGGGTACTTAGCCCGCCATTATCTTTAGTGGTTTGCCACAATGAGGGCAGCGCAGGGTATTACCGCCTACCTGGTTAGCCAGATCGTCGGGGCTGATGAAGAATTGCCACACGGGTACATCTACAGCAGCCGCGATCCTTTCAAGTGTTGAGGTGGTGAGGGAATCAGCACCGAGCATTTGTTTAACGGCTGACAGGCTAATACCCATCTTTTCGGCTAAGTCCTGTTGTTTCAGCCCTTTTTCTTTCAATACGTCTTTTATTCGCATAATTCTTACTTTTTAAAGGTTTTCGGGTGCAAATATAGTGTTTTCTTTCAAAAAGTATAGTATTTGCTATACTAAATAATGTTAAAGGATAGAAAATAATAGCCTTAAAACTTGCAAAAGTGCAGAAAATTGTGTACCTTTGTAACATAGAAATAAAGATAATAACAATAAAAAAATAAGAGTTATGACAACGATCAAGTGCAACAATTCAGAGCGTAAGGCGGTTGAGTTCTTTTTGAACGGTGGCCGTAAAGATGAGATTATGGTATTTGCTGTCCAGGATGGCGAGTATTGGTTTACTATCGGTAAATTCTATAAGACGGTATCAGGCGCGAAGCGTGCAGCGGTTAAGACGATGGCAAAGTACGGTTACACTTTCGACGCTAACGAAATGGCTAATTTGAATATCACTAACGATTAGCACTAACCAGGGTGAGGGCTACGGCCCCGCCCTACCAAAAGAGATCACAGAGTATTAACGATAAAAGATAAGGGTTATGAAAAAGGTTACAAAGAAAATGGTTGGCGAGTTCCTGGCAGAGACAAAGGGCGAATGTAATTGGTGTGTGTTTTCTTTCGATAAGAAAACGGGTGTACGTGATATGGCCTACGGTGGCTATGAGTTTATGAGT